CCTCTTTCATACTTCCCCCAAGTCTTTGTAGAAACTTCAAAAATAGACGCCATATCATCCTGAGTCATGCCAGTTTTCTCTCGTTCCTCCCGTAATCGACGTCCAATAATGACACTTAATTCCTCTTTTTCTGTTGACATAGGAAGTTTTGTTCCCTAAAGTAATTTCACGTGCAATTAGATGATCACAATGTACCACTATGAATCAAGTTAGTCACGACACCAAGTCACGCATTCCGCGTAATACCGCCACAGGTCCAAGACTGGCACTTAGGCTGTCCCTCGAGGAGCGAGCCATCATTGATGAAATGGCCGCCAAAGAACAACGCTCATCCTCTAACATGGCGCGCATGATCTTCCTTCGAGGCCTGGAGCTGACCCAGAAAGAACAAAACAAATCTTCCTGATCAGGAGGTTAGTGGGATGTCAGGTATAACCATCAATATCAATGTGAATGCCCCCTATGTATCCCTGCAGAAATATGCAGAGATAACAGGTATCCCTCTTAATACATGCAAAAAGATGTTGGCTGACGGTCGAATTATTATCCGACCAAAACGCGCCAAAATGGAAAAGCCAGAAGTAAACCTTGTGGCAATGCTGAAAGACGCTATCGCTAACAGTTAAAACAACATGAGCATCGCTATGAATAGAAATGCCACCTCCTCACGTTCTAAATACCGCAACGGGGCGGAACGCCATGCTAACCGTTTCGCTACCAGTGCATCACGCAGCAGCTCTCGCTACAGCCTGAGCGAAACACACGCAACACCGGATGGCCACGCTGTAAAACAAATCGGCGAGCATGCCTGGCTGATTGAGAAAGCTGGAATCGTGGTCCATAAATGCCCACGCAATCCGTTTACCGGAAACCGCATTTTTGCATTGAGCTGCGGCGACAATCAATTCGGGCAGGATTTCACATTATACGAAGCACTTCGTACGGTTGATCGTCTGCTTCGCGGGCAAAGTTTTATTAAACAGGCTGATTTATAACAGGTGAGTTATGACCAAAGAGCATACACAAAGTGTATTTATCCGTTTTATTGATTTTCGCGGTGAACTGTTATTACGCGCATCCGCTATTGATGGAGTGGCTCCGGCGGGTAAAAACGGAGCCGACGAAGCCACTTACGTTTATCTGAACGGCACGCGACTGCTTGTGGAACTTCCGTACCAGACCGTACGAGAAATCATTAGTGGAGCTGAAAAGGCACGCCAGGCTAATGGCGATGAACCTTATATCGAAATTATTTGTATGGATTCAGAAGCAGAAATTCAGAAAGCAGATTAAAGGGCGTTGCGATGGGCAAAGAATATAAAACTCTCATTAACAAAGCACTTGAGCGTTTTTATTTTCGCTTAAGTGCATCAGGCGCTCATGCTGAACGTGCAGCCCGTGACTCATTGACCAGGGCAATCCGGAGTCTGTATGACGTGGCTTTTTACGCTGATGATCTGGATGCACTTAACGAACTTTCCGAGCTGATCTGTGCCGCAGAATGCGGGGAACATATTGAACCGTATAAGCTGGGGAATATTGCATGAGTATATTTATCTCATGGCTTGTTCTGATTATTTCGGTGGCCTGCGCCATTGGGATTATGCGAATTATTCATTCAGTAAAAAAGATTGAACGCTTTTTCACTGGCGAATAACAGAGCAAATAAAACCACAGGTTAAATAAGAAAATGTAAAAACAATCCGCATTCGCGGAGGTATTCGCACACGCCAAGGAGGCGTAATGGCAATTAAGCATTTTCCTGTCGTTCGTTTTACCTCCAGAGGACGTGAATACGAAGTCGACGAACGCCTGATTACCACAATCGACAAACACCGTTCAGAAAAGGATGCACATCACATCTATCTCACTGACGGCACTTACTTCTGCGCCACGAATGTGGTGCGGGTGAACCTTATCCGACAGGTACAGGAGTCACGCAGATGACCATTCTGGACTATATCGCCGCCAATCCGGGGTGTAGCGGTGGAGAAATCGCCGCAGCACTGAATACCCCAACCACAGCCATTAATGCGGAGTTACGCCGACTCTGGCGCAGCGGTTCAGTCATAAGAAAAGAGCGCAAAACAGGCGGTCGCTTTTCTTACCAGATAAACCCGATGCCGTTCGGGTGCGGCAATCCACTTACCAACATGTTTAACCAGCTACTGAAGGAGGCCAGAGCATGAGCGCCATCAACCACCAGGAATTACGCGAACTGGCGATTGACCTGCAACGAATGGCAACGCATCAAAAATTACTGGCGTTTCGCGCAATGCTCTCGCCGTCTGCCGTGCTGGCACTGCTGGATGAGCTGGAGCACGCCAGAACCATGTCTCCAGCCATTCGCCTGGCGCTCCATCATGAAATCGCTGATTTCTGCGCTCCACTGGGTTCGCCTGGTGAACCAGAAACGCCGGAAGCAATGCAACGAGAGCTACTGCAACGCATCGACAAGGTTTTTGATTTCTTCCTTAACCAGTAAAGGACCGCGATATGAACAAAAAGACCTGGTTTCGCGCATACATGTGGGCGCTGGTATGCGTCCTCGTTTCTCTCATTCTGTATGCAGGACTACTCCCCCGAATGATTTCATCAGACAGCTCCTTCTTGGTATTGCTGGGCATTTTCATTGCCATGCTGTACCCGGCAGGCGTTGTTCGCCTTTTCAGTAAGTACATCAAGGAAATCAAACAATGAAGAAACTCAAACTCTTTCAGATTATCCCGCTTTTTGCCGCCATCCTGCTGGTTGGTTGCGATCGCGTTGAGCCAGGTAATGTGGGCATCAAAGTCAACAAACTGGGCGACGACAAAGGCGTCGGTGAAGTGGTTGGCGTTGGCCGCTACTGGACAGGCTGGAATACAGAGGTTTACATCTTCCCGACCTTCAAACAAATGAAGACCTACGATGAGCCGTTCAGCTTTCAGATGAGTGACGGCACAACCATCGGCTATCACATCGGTGTGGCCTACAAGGTTGATCCATCCAAAGTTACTACAGTGTTTCAGACCTACCGCAAAGGCGTGGACGACATTACCGACACTGACCTGCGCCAGAAGATCGCCGATGCACTCAACCGACTGGCCAGCAAAATGACCACCGATAAATTCATCGACGGTGGCAAGTCTGAACTGCTGGATTCAGCACTTAAAGATATTCAGGAAGAGATGACCCCCATCGGTATTCAGGTCATGAGCCTCTCTTATGTCGGTAAACCGGAATATCCGCCAACCGTTATCGACAGCATTAACGCCAAAGTCACGGCAAACCAGAAAACCCTGCAACGCGAACAGGAAGTCAAGCAACGCGAAGCAGAAGCCAACATGTTGCGCGCAGAAGCTGCCGGACAGGCTGATGCCATTCGCACAAAAGCCCAGGCTGAAGCCGACGCCATTCGTTTACGCGGTGAAGCTCTGCGCCAGAATCCCGGCGTTATGGAGCTGGAAGCAATCAACAAATGGAACGGCACGCTGCCGCAATACATGACCAGCAATACCGCTGTTCCGTTTGTTCCGGTGAAGTAATTAAACCCGGCCAGTGAAAATCGCTGGCCGGAGCAGTATCAGGATTTTTTAGTATGCCGTTCTCACAAAAAAACCGCTTGCCATGCCGCAATCAGTCAGGTTACATTTCCGCTGCACCTCATAAAACGGGTGCCGGGATTGGAACCCCGCAGACTAACAGAGCGCACAACCGCGCCAGCGGTTTTTTTGTGCGTACCGTATCGCCACGTCTTTTTCGCGTCAAAATTATGGTGGGGCGTACAGGGCCAGCATCAGCTGGGCCGGGTCCTCTGTTAGCCGGTAGTTCCAACCCTGTACGTCTCACCACCCCGAGCTTGGAACCTCTGGATGGTGAGTTTTCAAAACTGACTAACAGAGAGGCCACACCATGGCAAACCGCAAACAGCGCGCATACGCTGCGCGTCGTCACATCCAGACTGAAATCGACCGCAGACTTTCCCGCGCATTCCGCGTCGCTAAAATCATGCACATCAACATGCTGCATGAGCGTAGCTGCGAACTTTCAAACCTCTACTCATCCGCTGTTTTCAGCTATCTGGCGGATGATCTGCGCGAGCTTCAACAGCTCATCCAGCAGCAAAACAAACTCCATTAATTCCTGTTCCGGGCCTTTCCTGCACCTTGCGGCGGGAGGCCTTCGCACATCTGTAACAAGAGGATTGCCGCAATGATTCTCGCCAACGACTTTCTTGAATACCTGCTCAACACAGAACGTGATCTTGCCGCTCGCGTGCGTGATCGTTATGACATGTACCTGAAATCCCTGCCTGTACCGCAACTCGCTGACGGAAAAATTGTTATTGATGGTCGCTACATGATTGACAGCCACGAGGGAAATTACAGGCTTTACCGCATTGAAGGTGGCACCCCGTCCGTTATTGGCATTTACCAGCGCCCATCCTCTGCAATCGTCGATGTGATTGCCGACAGCATCCGCATCACACATCGCCATGCCGACACAGAAGACACCGTGCTGGAAATTCAGCGGCTGGCTGCCGTCTGCCGCGACACCCTGAATGGCATGACGAAGTAAATCACTATGACGGCAGAGTACATCAGGGACTGGCAACAGCCGCGCCACGCAGTGGGACGTGAAGGAACGGGGATCCCCGTTCCTGAATCCGCGCTTTCCTCCTGGCTGGATGCCTACCGGGCAGAGAACGAGCGCCGCCAGGAAATGGCTGATGCGGCGTTCTCCGCCACGCCGCTGGGCAACCTGATTAATAAAAGCCTGGATGCACAGGAAAAACAGGACAAAACCATCACACTGGCAGGAGACGCCAGAAAACAGGTACGCGGTGCGGTGGATGAAGCCATGGCCTCGCTGCGCCTGCTGCCGTCCTATCTGCGCGATCCGCTTATTCGCCACCTCTCCTTCCTGCGCAAAAAACAGGAAGCCGATCGCCGGAAAGGCAAAAAGAGCTGGCAGGCTGAACGCTACGCGCGCGGAACCCTGCGCAAAATATTCGAACGTCTGGACCGCACCGACCACCGCTGGCTGACACCGGGTTATCGCTCCCTTGCCGGACGCGAACGCCTGGATGATTTGCTTTACCTGCCGCAGCTCAACAAGCACCAGATACAGACGCTGGCCACCATGACGGCGGCGATGTTCAGCAGCACCTTCGAAAAACTCTGCGATGGCTTTGGCGCGACTGATGGCGAGCTGACCATGGAGGTAACGCTGAAGGCGTATCAGATGCTGGCCCGCATGGCGTTACACCTGCACGCCATGCCTCCGCATTATGACGCACTGACAACAGACAAAGACCGGAGGAACGAACCGGACACGGAGTTGCTGCCGGGCGCAATCCTTCGCCTGACCTGTGCGGAATGGTGGAAACGCAAACTGTGGCTGTTACGTTGCGAGTGGCGGGAAGAACAACTCCGCGCCGCCTGTCTGGTTTCCAGAAAAACATCGCCCTATCTGAGCCAGGACGCGTTAAGCGAGTTTCGAGCACAGCGCGAGAAAACACGCGATTTCCTGAAAAGTTTCATGCTGGAAAACGAAGACGGGTTCACGATTGATCTCGAGACGGTGTATTACGCGGGAGTAAGTAATCCGGTTCATCGTAAGGCAGAAATGATGGCCACCATGAAGGGGC